AGACCTAGTTTTATATAAAGGCTCAGTCATTTGAGATATCATCCTAGCAAACTGAGACCTATTTAAATTAGGTTTTCTTTTTTGTTTCCTAGTTAATGGGTCAATCCCTATATTAAAAGCATCTGCCCACTTCCTTTTGTCTACCACACGAAGACCATATATTAACCATGATAATTGTTCTGGACTCGATGGATTAATTCTTGTATCACCCATTCTTTCCCATATCATTGTATCAATTTGCTCTCTCAGTTCATCATACTCCTGTTTAAATTGCATTTCAACTTGATGTAAATCATTTAGGTTTATCTCTATACCATTCATTTCCATTTTAGTTAACACCATTAGAAATTCATTCATCATCTTAACTGTCGATACAAGATTCATTCCTGTTGCCTTTTTAAAGTCATCGACCTGTGAATAATAAAGTTCTCTAGTAACAGTTATATCTTGTCTACCATACTCCTCTACAGTTTTAACAGGAATCATTTCAAATGAAATACCCTGCTTCATATAATCTTCTGTTGCATCTGATTTTCTACTTAAACCTCTTCTAACACAACATTCTTTTAATGATAAGGCTTTTCTCACACCTCTTTGCAAAACATATTCTGCAATCATAGTGTCATATACTTTTCCTGTATATGTAAATCCTACTTCATACATCCATGACAAATCAAATTTTAAATTATGACCAATCAATAATGTGGTCTTATCTAAAATATCTTGTACTCTTCTATAGGCCCCTGTATCACTTCTCTCATCATGGTGAAAGAATAAATACTCATCGTTAATACCTACACTTACTAATTTATTCCTAGAGTCAAAAGGAGAAGGGTCTGACTTGCCATTTGCTCCTGTTACAAAACTAGTTTCTACATCTACTACTGTTATCATCCTACATACCTCGATAAAAGTGGGTTAATTTCGCAATCTATTCTTCCATGCCATCCTGTTATCTTATTCTTAGATACACATAGAGTTCTTAAAACTGCCTCGGAGTCCACTACATTTTGTTGGCCTATACCGATTATTAAATCAGCCTCTGCCGCCTTTCCTGTTCTGGAGTTCTCCATCATATCAAATGTTAATTCAGCCCTACCCTGTGCCTCTGCTGAAGCTTGAGATATTGCTATAATACAACAGTCATGCCTTTTTGCTACTTCTCTTGCACCTGTATAAATTGCACGAAGTTTTTCATCTGTCCTCGCAAAGTTACCACGAACACCAATCTTATCTAACTGGTCAACAATAACAATATCTGGTTTATGAACATCACAATAGGCATCAATTTGGTCTAAATCCCAATTAACTGTATCTATTATCTTTACATTTGATTTTATTTCATTCCACTTTTCTGTTGCTAAAGGAACATCCTTTGATATTTCCTCTTTAGTCATGCCTGTCCAACAACTAATTAGTCTCATTTGAGTCCTAATTGCAGGTTCTTCATTGACTAGGGCATGAACCTTTGCTCCTTGAGAGGCAAATCCATTTCGATTTGCGACTAAACTAACCCAAAAGGCAGTCTTTCCTGTCTCTGGTCTAGCAAAAACAATCACAAGATTACCCTTACCTACACCTTTAACTAATCTTCTCAAGTCTGGTATGTCTCCAAATGTATATTGAGTATCCTCATCAAGTTCCTTAATAAGTTCTGCAATATCATCTGTAACACTTCCTTCTATATCATCCACTTCATTTTCAATTTCATCAACATAATTTTTTATAGTGAGAAAACTCGCATCTCCACCATTATAAATATTAGTTGCCTCAAGAGCAATTCTATGTGCAACACTTTTTTTGTACATAGAATCTAGAATATCATTTGCCACATCTTTGTTAGGCAACTTTTCATTCTTTATATCATCAATTAAATTGACAAAGTTTATTTTAGATGCTCTGGTTAATGCAGGGTTATACACCTCTGTATGTAATGCAGACACCTCATTTATATCCAAATCATTATCTGGGTATTTTTCATGGGCTTTTTTTATCGTATCATAAAAGCTACCCACTCCATTAGTAAAAACTGTTTTGCCAATTTTAGACTTGTTCTTACTATAGAAGTCTTTCTTCAAGAGAAGATTTATTAATTGCTTTTCCATATTTTTCCTTTAAAAAGTTCATTTCATTTTGTATTCAATCTATTCTATGCCAATAGCCTCCTTTTCAAATAATTTTTTAATAGGTAATATAACACATTTAGATGCATTTCTATCTCCTACCATTCGTGTATATTTTTCTTTGTATTTGTTAACAATCTCTTTTAGTTTGCTAACTTCAAATACTAGCATACAATGGTTATCATCTCCTTTTGCTAATATTTGAATCCAGTAGTCTGATTGAGTAGCATTAATACCACTAGGTTTATTATTACATTCATACTCTAATGCTATGTTACCTGTTTTATACCACCAATCTCTTTCAGTCTTTACTTCTATCTTCTTATCTTTGAACATGGCTGATATATGGTCTTCTCGTATTTGACCATATTTCAAATCAATATCAAATTTTTTATTTGCTTTTTTCATTACTAATATTCCTCCAAGAACCCATCATATTTTCGGCTTCATCTGTTCTAATAAGTTTTCCTTCATCTTCTATTAATCCTCCTTTATTTTTATGAATTAAATCAGCATCATCTTTTGCTTTAACATGATATACTGCTGTTTTTACAATTTGTATTTCTACTTCATACGTTCTCATTATCATTCTTTTCCTTTTTTTACGTTTAGGTTTATCTTCATACCACTCTGCTTTGTCTTTATGCCCATACCATTCTACATTCCCTGCTCCTTGTTGTACTATACACCCAAGTGGTGCATCATCACACACAGGATAAGAAGGGCAACACATGTGTCTATCTACCATATTAAAATTCATCTCCATATCTCTTCATTAAAATAAATCGAACTCTTTCCCATTTATTACGCAAGAAGTATTCCCTCTTGGAACGAGGGTCTCTCAATGCTTTCTTGTCTAAACTTTTCTTTAAGTGCCTCAATCTTGTCTTTAGTTTTTTTAAACCACTTCGGCTCATTTCTACCTCTCTCCCATTTAGCAAATCTAACTTTATCTCCTGCGTAATACTGGCGATATGCAGTTACATAATTTTTATGTTTGTATTCATCCGGCATACATTGAGGTGGTGTTGTCATATCACCGTCTGGTATTTCAGTTTGCATATCGTTATCCACTATAAAATCTAGTATGCGAGTTGATTTATGCCTTTTTCCAAATCGTTTATAATATTCTTTACTAATTTTATCAGCATTTTCAAATGCCCACATAAAATTACCTCTATTAAGCCCTACCCATTTTGTTGTTGGATGGTTAGGATGTGCGGATTTGTATAAGTAATCATCTTCATAACCATTTTGCCTTAAAGCAGTTGATAACATTTGACAACTTTCTAACAGCATTTTAGGTACGTGTTTATCGCACAACATTTTTGCTGATTTTTCTGGTGTCTTATCTAAAAAGAATATGTTCATAATAGTATCTCCTTAATCTTCTCTTCATTATAATATTTTAAGTCATCATCTAACATAACAACTTTACTAGGTATAGTATAACACAACTTACTCGCTATGTCAAATGACTTGGCTGTTGCATCTCTATCAAGAGCAACTAACACTTCATTATATTTTTTAAGATGGGGGATGTATTGTTCGGATAAGGATGTACCTAATAATGCTACTCCAGTTACAATGCTAGAGACAGCACAGGCACTGGCACAGTCTTCTACAAGGACTGCAGTTTTATGTGTGCCACAGATAAATGGATTTGATTTTTTTCCATAGACAAACCATTTAGGATATGTACTTGATAATATTGCTCTGCCTACTGCACCAACCACTTCATTTTGTTCTCTAATTATAAATACAGCCCTGTCTTGTTTGGGGTCATACATAATCTTGGCAAGACCTTTTTTCATGGCTGTATAACAATTATTTTGTTTGATATACTCTAGGCAACGAGGGTTAGAATGCACGGAAGTAAAATGATGAGGTAATTTAAAGTCACACTCTATTTTGGGCGAT